AGATTCGCGTTGTAGCCAAAGAACACAACATATTACTTCAAAACATCATCGCGGATGAAGATGGGGTGGGCGGAGGAGTCTGTGACTTTTTGAAGTGCTTAGGATTTCAGAATGGATCTAAACCAAAGCACCCACAATATCAAAACTTAAAGAGCGAATGTTATTACAAACTTGCGCAATACGTCGAAGAAAACAAAGTCACAATCTTATCCAGTACGCGCAAAGAACAAATCATTCGTGAACTCGAAATGATTAAACGACACCGCGCAGACGTAGACGGAAAGTTGCAGGTCACACCGAAGGACGTTATCAAGAACCGCGAAGGCATTTCTCCCGACGTTGCCGACGCTATAATGATGCGAATGTACTTCGAACTCAATCCTTCTTATGGACAATATGTTGTGGGTTAGCATACGTTCACTATATTAGCACAAATAAATAAACAAATGAATAATTTTATAAGTAAATTTTTTAGAGGAGCTGGAATTTTTATTGCAGTTTACATTCTTATTATACTTGGATATTCAGTTATTACAAGAACTGAAATAGGAAAAATAATAGATGTTGATTTTTGGATACTATCATATCTAATGTCATTAGCAGCTCCTAAAATTTTTATTGAAGTAAATGAAAAAACTGAACAAGAATGAAAAACACACCACTATACGAGTCTTTGAAAATGACTTACGAACGCGAACGCGAAATTGTTAATTCACTCGCGAACTACTTTCAACAGGGAAAGATTCTTGGAGATATTCTCCTTGAACTTTCACAACGGAAAGACTTAAACGCGAAAGAGAAAATCTACTTAGCGTTAATGATAGGTTCAATGATGTCTAATCCGAATGAAGAAAAGTAATTTACTTACGCAAGTCATTGCTGAATTAGAAGCGCGTGAAGCGAAGGGAATGGAAACCTACGGAACAACACTCGACCGAACAGACTTAACGCGCTCTGAATGGCTGCAACACGCATACGAGGAAGCCTTAGACCTTGCGCTTTATTTGAAGAAACTTAAAATAGAAGAAGATGGAAATTAACAAAACACCTGTTGCATACTTTTTTCACGAGTTAGCCGACATAAAAAAAAATGTTCCTTATGAATTACAAGCCGAAACTATTACGAACTTATATGCTTATTGCAGACGCGTAGAAAAAGAAATGCTAATTGAATTTGCTGAATTTGTAGCAAAGTATCCTGATAAAAATAGAAACGCAAACAACGAAATGTTACACGCAAAATCAAAGTACGACGGAGCAGAAAGGACGGTTGATTTATTAGACGAATTTTACATTCAAAACTTTAAGGAATATGCCAGAAAGCAAAACTAAAAAAGGAATCTGTGTCTACTTGCACAAAGACCTTTGGAACGAGATTGACGAGAAGCGTGGAGAAAACAGTCGCAACACATTTTTAAGCGAAGCTATTGAGTTCTCTTTGAAGTTCTACGTTCCCGAATCTAAAGTAAAACACTCAGAACAAAAGTAGAAAGAGCAGCGACAGACGTTGTAAAGATTAAAGCGTGGTTTCTGCGCTTTTTTTGTTTCTCCAACTTTTTGTTTTCAACGTTTAGACTGTTTATTTCTTCGGTTAAGATGTCTTCCTTCTGTTCATAAGCAACGACCACTTCTTGTAAGTTGTTTATCTTTTCATCTTCGATGTTCAATTGTTCTTTAAGGTTGTTAATTACAAGTGAATCGGAAGCAATTACGCTATCACAAGAGTTCACCAAACGTAGAACATCAACGCGAACAATAGTATCTCGAACAACAATAGTATTACGAGTTCTTTGATAGGTGGTTTTGGCTTTAGATTGAGCGTCTTCATAAGTGCGGAGTTGTTTATAAAGTTCAATTTGTTCTTGGAGCAGACGATCGTACTCACCAGCGTTGTAGTTTATTACGCTATCTTGTTTTTGTACTTCAACGTATACGTCTTTTGACTTATAGCGTCCCCACCAATTCCAACAAACAACCGTCCAAATAGCAGTTGTACCAATGAGCAACAAAGCAATTGCAAGTATATTTTTTCTCATAAAATCTTCCCTTCGTGTATGCGGTAATTGTGGACGCTGAATGAACCATTCGCGCCTTTGTCGACTATTGCAAATCCGTGATTATAGCGGGAATAGGGGTTGTAATCGGGCGAAAGTTCACTCAAACAAGCTACACCCCAACAGGTTATGAATTTTCCATTTGCGTCGCGTTCGCTATGTTCAGCTGTTTGGTGGTGATGTCCACACAATGCGCTCACCTTCGTCTTCATAAACAACCCACGCGCCACGTTAACCGACGGAAGGAATTGTTTCCCAAATTCGTGTCCGTGAAATATAGACAACTTACCAATGTTCAATTTGCTCTTTCCGTCAATCCATTTAACGTCGTGTTTGTCGCAATGCGTCAATGTCGGAAAGTCGAACGCGTCAATGTCGAATAGTTCGGGTGCTTTTATTCGCATATATCTCCAATAACGTTCTTCGTGGTTTCCTTCTTTGTAATAGATATTTGCGTTCGGGAATGTGTGTCTTAACGATGCGAGGAATTGACGGATAGAATATAGTTCGTCTTTGAATTTGCGCTTACGCGGATCCTTGACGAAGTCGGAAATCATATGGCAATCTAACGCGTCACCATTTAAAATGATTGCGTCACATCCTTGTTTCAATCCTTCTGATATAGCGCACTCTAACGCTTCGTTATCTTGGTAAGGCAAGTGAATATCCGAAAGAATCAGAAACTTATTCCCCTTCAGTTCAACGTGTCTTCGCTTCTTCGAATAAGACTTTGGAAGTGCGTATGGGTTGGAAGGTCTTGGTGATGTGTCAATCAATTCTTTTTGTGAGTTAGATGCTCGGCTTCGCTTTCCAATCTTACCGCGAACAGTTCGAATGTAATTACGCGCGTGTTCTAAAGAATCGAATGCTTCTGGATATTCAGTAAATAACTTTGAAGCCAATGAATGCGAAGGAGCGTCGGGAAATTTGCTACAAATCTCCGCTGTTATTTTCCTCGCTTCTGTCTGTGGTCTTGCCATTCTTTTGTTTTGTAAATCGTTCTATTACTGTTCCTCCAAACAAACCGCCTGTCAGAAGCGCGAGTGTGTCAAACATCGCAATGGGACAAACGTGATATGTGAATGTTGCAATATAACTCAAAACGATTAGGTTAATTGTAACAAATATAGCGACAATTCGTTTCGAACTTACTTTGGTTGAAGAGGTAAGCAATTCCTTAAGCCACACCTTCAACTTGTCCTTCATAAAAACTTTAATACGAATTGAACAAGCAAACCACCAACCACACCAGCAGCGGTTGCAATACCACCTAAACGAGCAACCTGCAAACGTTGATTCTGAATGTACTTGTCGTGTTTCTGCACCTTGCTTACAAGACCTTCGATTTTCATCTGGTCGTCACCGATTAACACGTTATAAATACGGTCAATCTTCTTGTCCATTTCTTGCAATTGTTCGTGTATCAAAACGATTTCGGTTTCTGTGTTCATTTCTTAAAGTACAATTCGATTTCTGCTTCACGACGACGAACGAGACCTTTCAATACAACACCACCGCCTTTATTCCAAAGACGAAAAGAATCTGCTATTGTTGGATCGTTTGGGTTAGCGTTTACCTTTCTCAACACAGACGACTTCTTGAAGCCACCTGTTCCGATGTTGTACGCAAGTGAAACACACGCGCTGAATTGATTCTCGTTAAGCGTTTGCGTTATCAATGCACGAACGGATACCGCGAACTTATCAATGACGTTTTTCGCTAATTGTTCTGCACGAGCCTGTGTAATAACGTCACCTTCTTTAACCTTCGTTCCGTCTTCGTAGAAGGTGTTTCCGTAGCCAATCGTCCACACGTTAGCAGGACACAAATAAGCCTTTAAACGACAACCTTCAAACTTCTTCAATAGCGCATATCCGTCAGCGTTAACTTTCATTCTTCAATTTCTTTATTTGTTTTTCTTTCTTTGCTAAATACTTACGAAACTTTTCTTCGTAGATTTTGTGCATCGTTAAATTCTTCTTGCGTCCCCTTGTTGCCATTCGTTTTTGTTTTAGTTATCTCAACCAACCTAAACCACGTCGTCTGTATTCGTAAGGTAGTCTATCGCGTCCGTCGCTAATCTCGAAAGCATTCGAAGGATATACATTTGTTTGCGACCAAATTTGCTGTGTTGTGTTCGTCGTGTACTCTGGAAAGTCCGACTGATTGAAACACAAATAGTCAACCATTCTTTGCGTGTAAAACATAGCCTGTGAACGTGCTTGGTCGCGGTAGTTTTGCAAGTCCGTTTGGCTTATTGGTGTTGTGTCTTCGCTTGTTCTAATTACAAGACTTCCGTTGTCGGTTTTAACGTATAAATGAGGAAGCACTTCGTACATCGTCCACCACATAACCATTCGACGCAAGTAATCGTCAAGAAGGGTTTCGTATGCGCCCGTAATATCGTCGTTTACAACGTCTTCTTTAATCTTATTGTAAAGGTCAGTTCCTAAATACAACTGCGCGTACTTGTCTTGCGACAAATAGATTGCGGGATACATAAGCAAAGGGTCAACGCTTCCGTTAATCCAAGTATATTTCTTTATGTAATTCTCGTCAATGAGTAGAACTTCGGGTTGTAGTGCCATTTTTTATGAGTATTTAAGTGAACCTCTGTTTGGTGTGTTAATTGGCGCAATGCCTTCTTGACCTTTTTGCGGAACATAAGGGTTGTTACCTACACGCTTGTCGTTTTCAAGTCCGTCGTTAGGTAAAATGCGGCCGTTTGTATCTCTTTTTCTAACGTAAATTTGTCTTTTGAAAAAATGGCCACAGTAGACTCCGCCTTTCCAGTCAAACAAACTATAAGTATTTTGCCCTTGAGGTGCGAATTGTCCATTGACTCCAGACTTACTCATTTTCTCAATGTCTTCATATCTGAAAATCGCGCCTGCTTGTGACATCTTAACCATCTTTTTGCAGAACTCACGGCTGTTTTCTCTTATGTTTTGTGAATACGCATAGCGTAATTTATAAAGTCCAACATCACCCCACTTAGATTCCTTTTCGCCTTGAGCGTTACGCATTGTCGGCATCTTGTTTCGCTTTGCGAAGAACTCGCTTGTGTAGTTCATTTCGTTTTTTGGGTCGGTAAC